TTTTCTCCGCCTGGCATATCGTCATTGTCGTCATCAAAGTCCGGAATTAATTTATTAATTGGCTTTGGCATTGGCGGCATATCTGGACCTTCTGGTCCGTCCATTGGTCCGTCCATTCCTGGTGACATAATAGACAATGTAGGCATTTCAGGTTTTTCTGGTTGGTTGATCATATCAGGATTAACTTTAGTCATTAATCTTAAAATATCATCAATTGCATCGCCTTGTGCATTTATATTAATACTCATTGACGCTTTGTCTTTCTGCTCTGCGGGTGGCATATTAGGTGCCATCATTGGCGGCATTTCGTTCATTCCGCATTCATCTGTGCTTTGATCTAAAGGTGCTGCTTCAGTTTTTGCTGTATCAATTTCCTGCATCTTTGATAGTAGTTCATGAAAGTTCATGTTAATTACTCCCTACAGGACTCTTGACCCCTGCTTTGTCTTGTTTTAATTTTGGTGTGTCTTGATAAACATCTGCTTTTAGTTTATCATGCCCTAGTTCTTTTTTTCTTGCTTTTGCTTCTTTAGAAAGTTCTTTTAAGAAACCTTTATTGAAGTCATCTCCAAAGTAATCCTTTTGCTTTACGTTCATGCCATCTTTATATTCGTTGTCATGTAGTAATGCACCTTCGTAATCTGCTTTGCTTCCCATAGTAATTTGATCAATTTCTGTTGGGCTTGCACTATTTCTAACTTTGTAATAACCTGCTTCACAACATTCCATTTCAAAAATTTCTTTTTCAATTTCTGAAGTAGTAATTGGATACTCAGTCATTACATCAAATGTGTGTACCTCCATGTTTTTCAACGTTGGAAAATCATGTGGTACTTCTGTAACCGGAGTAGTTTTCATTTGTTCAAATTGCATAATACCGCGATTATCAAGTCTTGCTTTTAAATCGTCTGCAAAACTTTCTGGTAAATCACCTGCAACTTTTACCTTAAAACTATAGGTTTTTTTGGCTTCTGATAGATATTGTGTGTACGTCTTCATGTAAGTATTTATTCCTTTTCGCTTAATTTCTTAATTAATTCATTGCGATCAAGCATTACATAGCCCTTTCCATCGAGAACATCATTAGAATCTTCGGGTGAATCTTGGTCCAATTTAAATTTTTTCAACTGTAAATCTACTGCTTTTAGTTTTTTATCTACTTTTGCAGTTTTAGCATCTATAGCATTTTTAAGCATACTACTAGCAACTTCAAATATTCGTCCACTATAACGTACTTCTACGTTCATGCCTAAATCCATTAGATCATCATATGCTTTTTCTGCTTTATCTGCAAGACTATCTAAATCTTTTTCTTCTAAAGCATCTAGTTCGTTTATCTTAGGCAAATCGCCTGTTATTTTAGTTACTTCTTTGTAACTTTCTTCAATGCTTTTAATTTGTTGAGGTGTTACTTCAACAGGAACTGACTCTTCTGCTTGCTTTTGGGCAGTTTTTTTATCTTCCATATTAAACAGTTCTTCTAATTTCTTTGTCATACTATTACTTATCGTCTCTTGTTGCCAGTGTGAAAAATATCTTCTTCATTTACAATACGGAATCTAACACGTTTTTGTTTACACCATGCTCCTGCTGCTTCCCATTTTGCCATATTTTTAATATACTGTTCTTGATTGAATCTGCTTTTTCCAACATGTTCTCTCATAGTTTGGTTTTTAGGTTTTACTTCTATAACTTCCGCTCTCTTCTTTCCACCTTTTTGCAAATATACAACAAAAAAGTCTGGAACATATATTGAATACTTTCCTGTTAATGGATCTCTATATGGTATCTTGATACTTTCACTTGCCCATGTTTCTACACCTGGATGTTCATCCAGCATTCTCATAAAAACAAACTCCCAACTACTTCTAGCAAGGGGTTTTTTTGTACCTACATATTTTGCAGGATTCTTCATTTCGAATCTTCCTTGTGCAAACTTAGGCATTATGGTACCACGTTACGTTGTTTTGATATATCTTGAGATGGGTTTCTATAGCCTAGCGTAGATGTAGGCGGTCGGTTGTTGTTAAGTATTTCAGATACTAAACCACTTATTTCTAATCCTTCTAATTTTTTCAAATCATCTAGTATAGAAAAAATTGGTGTATTTTCAAGTTTTGCTTGTTTTAGAACACTCATTGAAATACTTGATGCTGCTTCTTTTGAAAATCCTCTGCTTTCAAAAAAACCTATAGTCGCATCAACTTCAGTTGCGTTAAATTCTAACGGTGCAGTACCGTATGTGTCAAAAAACAATTTTGTTTTTGCAGCACTGTCAGTAAGTTTTTTTGCTGGTAAATTTGTTGTAGCCATATTATTGTCCGATGTCCTGTCTTCCTGTGCCGGATCCACCTAATTTTTTCGGTGTGCCTTTAGTAGTTGAGTTGCTAGGATCATTTTTATTAAACACTGAGCCTGCAATTCCGCTTATTGTATTTGCAACTGCTTGTGTACCAACTGGGCTAGTAAGTATATTTGTTGCTTCTGATAATAATCCTGCTTTGCTTAATCCTTTAGCACCCTTATAAGTATTTACTGCTTTAATTGCAGTGCTTAAAAAATTTCCTCCAGAACTAAATGCTGTACCATCTCCAACTGCACCAAACACAGATTCTAATCCATCTAGTACTCCACCTGCTCCTAATAAATTTCCTGTGCCGCCGCCTCCGACAGTTAAAGGTCCAGGTGTATTATCATAATGTAATGTAGCAAACCCTTTAGGTTCGCCTTCGCTAACTGTTCCTGCAGAGTAAACAACTGCTTCATACTGTAAAGTCATTGTGCTTTCAGCAGGCTCAGATGTTGCTGCATAATCTCTATTGCCGTGTTGCCAAGTTTTAATTTTAGGATTGACAAGTGTATATCCTATAAATCTTCGTCTGCCCATTGTATACAAAGTTACACTTTTAAATAGTGGACTACTAACATCGTTATCTAATCCATATCTAAACTTATCAAATTCTGTACCTGTTGCTCTATAAGGATCTGTTTTATCACTATACGCTGAACTAGGTAAGTTTCTATCTTTAACATAATAACCATAGTAAATTGCCCATAATGCATTTATAACACCTTGGTTATCATCGTGGAATGTAAAACTTACATCTTCATAATTAATATTTTTGTAAACAATTCTTTTTCGATTATACTGATTAAAAGTTTCTGTGTCAAAATTAAACTTTGGTAAGTCAGCAGTCTTTACTAGTAATCCTGTTTCGTCAGCATGCTTTGCTGTAAAATTAGCAGCCTTGTGTGCAGATGGATCTAATTCAATTTTTAAATAATAATTAAATTTCGTCTTTGGTGCAAGACGCATATTATCATCAATAAACAATCTAGTAGCATGTGTATAGTTCGCTACTCTACCTTTAGGATTTGTAATACCTGTGAATACGTCTGTCAGAAATCTAGTAAACTTATTTGCCATACTAGTATTTAGCCATAAAAAAAGCCCGGGGTTTTAAGCCCGAGCTTTCTAATATCAATACTAAAATTAGTATTAGCCTTGTGCTGTACCAGAACCAGTAGTAGATGCGCCAAGCGTTCTTTCCACTGCTGCACCAATTCCAACGCCAACGCCTTGTTCGCCTGCACCCCATTGTACCATGTTGTCAAAACGTATAGTTAATGCTACACGCATGTCTTCGTTAGTACCGTAGTTTGCATCGCCATAATCAGCGGACGTTAAGAAACAACCATACATATTTGCTGTTTCTAACACGTTAACTCCGGAAGCATTGTTTCCATTGCCACCGTCTAATACTTCAATCTTAGTAGTAAATTTGTAATCAATACCTGATCTAGCAGATGCTTGTTCAACAAAATCGAACTGCTTCTGAACCTGTTGACCAACAAGTTTTTGAACTTCGCCACTAGCGTCATCACGCAAATTAAGCGTGATAGTCTCAAATGTATACTTACCTGCTAAGAATACTTTTGAGTTGTAAACGTCTAGCGTCATTTCTTCAAAACCAACTTTTGGTCTTGTAACGTCAACTACTTGTTTTGTTAATTCAGTTGCAGAACTTACTCCAAATCCTAAAAGTGTCACCCTAAAGCGATACTTTAGTTTAGGCATCAAGAGCACTTGGTTGCCTGCGTCTGTTGGTACTGAAAAGTTATTTAATGATGTAATAGGCATGTCTTATATCTCCCCTGTGTTCTTGACACGCAACGGAATGTATATAAACTCAATAGCCTTGACTGGTTCAATCGCAATATCAACATATAGTTCGTTGCGGTCGACTCTAGCCGGAGTATTGTTTGTTTCATCACATACTACTGCGAAATCGTAAATTGCTCTAAGACCAACTAGTTCAAGAAGTAGACTTTCAACTGCCTGTTTTACTTCATCTCTAGTAATCTTGTCATTTGGTTCAAAGATATACGGACGAGCCAATTTGTTAAGTTGACTACGCATGTATACAACTAAACGTGCTACGTTTATTCTATCTAGTGCAGAAGCGTTTCTTGCTCTAGTTTTTTGTCCGTAGTTTACTAACCCTACACCATTAAAGAATGTAATTGGATTAACTTTTAGATCATACAATGTATCTCTTTGTCCTTCGTTAAGTGCAACTGTTTGGAACTCGCCTGTTGCTGCATCAATAAATCCTACTGCTGTAGCATTTGAAATGCCGCCTCGTCTTGTTCCTGCAGGTGCAAACCATGGAAACGATACTTGATCACTTAGTGCAATAGTTCTCATCATCATGTGTGATGCTGGAACAACTGCGTTTGAACCACCTAAGTCTGTTGTAAATCCATTTGGATAAAACGCACCTAAGTATTCATCGTATGTTACTAAGCCGTCATCGCCATTGTCTGTTACTAAGGAAGCATTTGTTCCCCAGTTAGTCAATGTAGTTGCATCTGCTGCTAATCTAAGTGGTGTATCACCAATAACAAACGCTGTTAAGCCTCTGTCAATGTTTAGATTAACTAGGTTGCTCATTAGCTCAGGATAACCAGGAGCAGCAATTATGTTAAAGTTGCGTCTCTCTTCGTCACGTACCTGGCTGCTTGTATCAACTGCACTCTTCATTCTTTGTACAACAACTTTACGTTGTGCTTTTCTACCGAATGAACCTGATCCGTCTTCGTTGTTACCTGATTCAGTAACCCAACGGTCAGTTGCATATGCACCCATCGCTTCGTCGTTATTGAAACGTTGGTTATCTGCTGTGATATCAATGTAGTTGTTAGCATAACGTTTAACGTTACCGCCACTTCTACGTAGATTCCATAAAAGCATACCTTGTGGGTATAATGCAGGATCTGGAGCATCTGGATCTAAGAAGTCTACTTTTTGTAAATCCTTAATTGTTGCTGCTGTGTTACCAGTAGCACCAGTTGAACCATAACGTGCATCACCAAACAATACACCATCTTCAGATGTTTGATCAGTTTTATCAACTAAAACCCATCTTTCTGAAACTGGTCCTGATTGGTTACCGTCATACTTGTAAATTGTTGGATAGTTTTCAATATCTGCTGTTGAAATCCAAAGGTCGCCTGTAACAGTTGTTCCTGCTACATACGGATTAGAAGCACTTACAGTTGGAACATAACCAACTCTATCGCTTGCTGCTTCAGTGTATGGACTTGTTGCACTTCTGTAACCTACCCAAGTAGTACCATCGTGTATCATCATGTCTACATCTGAAAACTCTGGGTTGTACCAAAGTTGTCCGTCTGCTGGCTCTGCTTCTGGATTGTCTGAACTAGCATAAAAATCACTTGATGAAAGTGGCTGCCAGTTTGAAGCAAGATATCTATTTTCAGCAGTTGAATCATCAGCACCTGGTGCTAATTGACTTGAACCTGCTGTTAATGATGCGTCTGACAAGTTGTAGAAGTTAGCAGTACCTGCTGCTGTATCAATGTTATATGGTGTAAACAATGCACCAAGAGCATCTCTTCCTACATCACGAAGTCTAAT